ACATGGCCGCCGATCCGTCGGAGATCCATCCCATGGACACCCTCAACGACGCGCCACACTGGGTCATTTCGGCCACCGAATACGAGATCCATTACTACGAATTCAATGTTTGGGACAACAACCCAGACATGGTATGGGACTCCGTGCAATGGAGCCTGGAAGGTCAGAGCCACTGGCAGCTACAACCCTTTGGCGAAGGCAACAGCTGCTGCCGCGTGGTGGTCCTCGACCGCGTCGAAGACACCGTTTGGCTGACGGCCCACATCTACGACCCCTGCCATCCTGGCGAAAGCGTTGAGCGACGTTACTGGCTACTTTGTTCCTTCTATGGCATTGACGAAAACGACTTGCCAGCCTTCAGCTGTGACATCGTGCCCAACCCCAACAACGGACAGATGGACATCGTCACCAGCCGTTTGGAAGGTGCCGTAGAGGTGAAAGTATACGACATGACTGGACTGATGGTCGACCAATTCACGATCTTGGCCACCCCGGAAAACCGCCACCATTACTCGCTAAGCAACTATCACAGCGGGATATACATCATGCTGTTCAACAACAACGGAAAACAGCTAGTCAAAACCTTTGTTGTAACAAAATAATATTCAATCCATTACAATAAAAAGCAAAAAAAAGCGTTTCCTTTGTCGAACATAAAGAGTAAATCCTTACATTTGCGAGATTATTTTTAATTCTAGAGCTAATACCTCTTCCATAGCACTACTACGATGAAGAAGCACATATTCAGAACACTGGTTTTGGTTTGCGGACTCGCCCTGCTCAGCAGCTGCCTGAAAGACGACCCCCAAAACAATGCTACCGTTTTTTACGCTTATCAACAGATTCCGAACATCAACGAGTTCATGCCCCAGCCCTTGCTGTTGGCTTTCAGCGACTATCTCCATTATGGGGACGAACCGCCCAAGATCGAAGGCTCGTTTGTGACCGAAGACATCTTCATCACCGATGTCATCAGGAATCCCGGGAGCACATGGATCCAAACACCCACATCCATCCCTGCCCAACAGTTTTTCAAATTCTATGACCAGCACATGGGTATCGCCAAGCTGAGTTTCAGATACCCCAAGGGTAACCCTGGCGAATACACCTACTTCGTGGAACGCTCCGATTGCGATTCGACTTCTGCCGTTGTCACCAACAACCCTGAGTTCTTCATCGACGACACTATCGCGCCCATCTATTTCAAGAATGGCAACTACCAGAGAGAAAACTTCAACACCGTGTACATCATGGGTAAAGACCCCTATTTCACGGTCTACTATTATGAGATACGCTCCATCAAGTCGAAAGCCGAGCCGCTCAACGCCGTCATCATCTCCGGCAGGGTGGACAAGGAAACCTCCGTCGTGGTCGACACCATCAACCATACCGTCGATACCGTCGTAACGCCCATTATTAGAGACTTGAGATGGGGCATCGAAACTATGAAGTACTACCAAGAAGGCACCAGTATCTCGCAAATTATCGCCCTCGGCTACCTGCCTTCGAAAGGCGACGTGTTGCTCCTCAAGAACAACGGTGTGGCCCACTCAGGCGAGTACAACGAACAAGAATAACTTAAGAGCTCAAGCAGAATGAAAAAGTCAACCATCATATTCCTCTTCACCCTTCTCTTGGTCGGAAGCACGGCGCAAGCCCAGTTCAGAAAGCCGTTGCAGTCGCCCAACAGCCAATTGAACTCGATGGAAGCCAAATACAACATCGGACTCACCGGCGGGCTCACCTCGACCTATTGGCTTCACTTTGGCGGCACCAAGACGAGATACCACGAACCGTTCAACTTCGGCATTGTCGGTGGTCTGGCCGTCGAACGCATGCTGGATGCAACCAACTCGATCACGGTGGAATGTCTTTATGCCATGCGCAACCTCCAATTGAACTACGAGGTAACGAACTTCCCTGTAGCACTCAATGAAAACAGGGACTATTACCGTCAACTCGACGTTGACTATCAGGAAGTCGATGTTCAAGCTATTCTGACCCACTATTTCTCAAAGAACACCATCCGCCCATACGTCTTTGTCGGTCCTCGCGTCAGTGTACCCCTTTCAGGAAAAGAAGTCTGGCAGAAAAAAGAGATTTTGGAATACGGAACCGAAAACCAGCACTATAGCGACAACAACGCCTCTATTGATACGGTAGAATTTTCCGCACAAAACGCCAGGCAATGGAATGTGGGTCTTGTGGCCGGTGTCGGTGTGATGTTCAAGCTCAATGTCAGCAACTACTATTTCATCATCAAGGCCGACGTCTCAGGACATGCTGCGGTCATCAATTCGTTCTCGCATGAGGAAATCAACGGCGAGTCGCAGAATGTGATTGGAGCAGGCTATATCGACCCCTACCTGTTGGGCATGCGGTTCAACACCGATGTAAGTGCGAAAGTCACGCTCATGTTCCCTCTGAAGAAGCAGTTGCAAGGTGCCTGCATCAGATGGGGCGAGTATGATTGAGTTAGGGAGTTGGGGAGTTAAGAGTTAGGAGTAGAGACGCAAAGCCTTGCGTCTCTATTTCCATAAAAAAGAGAATAAACAATCAACATAAGTATCACCAAAAACAAAGCAACATGAAAAAGCCATTACCCATTGTCCTATTCATTGCGTTGTTCGCCTTCATCGGCAACATCGCCATGGCACAGACCTTTGATTATCCCGTGAAGGGGAAGCAAGGCTTCGCCTTGACGGAGAAGACACGCAGTGGCCTCCACATCACCTACAATGTGGGCCAAGTCACCCTCAGCTCACTCAACTACCGTGGAGAGGAGATGTGCGAAGTCAGCATCAGCGCCGTCAGCATCCCCAACGATGCCGGCATGCCCAACCTGCCTGCCGATAGCCGTATGATGGCCATCCCGCAAGGTGCCACCGCCACCCTCCATGTGGTGAGCTTCGAGAAGGAAGTCATCCACAACGTGAACGTCGCCCCTGCCCTCCGCATCCAGTCGGAGAATGAGGAGCCTGACATGAACTATGTGAAGGACATGACCGTCTACGGCAAGAACGCCTATTATCCGGCCGAGCCTTTCGTGATGGGTAGCTCCTACATCCGCGGTGTCGATGCCGTCACCGTGGCCATCACGCCTTTCCAATACAACCCCGTCACGAAGGACCTCATCGTCTACACCAACGTGGAACTCGAGGTGAGCTTTGAAGGCGGTAACGGCCATTTCGGCGAAGACCGTCTGCGTTCGCCCTATTGGGATCCCATCCTCGCTGCCGAGCTGCTCAACTACGACCAGCTGCCTGTCATCGACTATGAGGCCCGTATGCAAAAGTGGCTGCGCGACGAAGACAAAGGCGCCGAGTACCTCATCATCACGCCCAACAACGACGCTTGGGCAGAATATGCCAACCAGTTGAAGGAATACCGCACCCGTCAAGGCATTATCACCGAAGTGTACCGCCTCGACGAGATGCCTGCCAACTCCACTGCACAGATGAAGAGCTGGTTCCACAGCGCCTACAACACCTGGGAGATCGCCCCTGTGGCCGTCTGTTTGCTCGGTGACCACGGCACCAACATGGGCCAGTATGTGCCCGCCGAGACCGCCCCGCACCCCTACGGAAGCTGCATCACCGACAACGGTTACGCTGACGTGGTCGGCAACGACAACCTGCCCGACATGGTGTTCTCGCGCCTTATCGCCGAGACACCCGCCCAACTGCCCGTCTTCGTCGGCAAACAGATCGAATACGAATACACCAACCCCAACATGGATCCCAGCTTCTACACCAGTCCCATCACTGCCTTAGGCTGGCAGACCGAGCGTTGGTTCCAGATCTGCTCCGAGGTGTTCGGCGGCTACATGCGCCAACACGGCTATACGCCCAACCGTATCAACTGCATCTACAGCGGCACGCCCGGCGGCAGCTGGTCGAGCAACCAAAACACCTCCATGGTGGTCAACTATTTTGGTCCCAACGGCTTGAACTACATTCCTGCCTCACCGAGTGAGATGGGAGGCTGGACGGGTGGCACGCCTCAACAGGTGGTGGACGCCGTCAATGCCGGTTCCTTCTGGCTGCAACACCGCGACCACGGTGAGGAACATGGCTGGGGTGAACCCGCCGTGAAGAACTCACACGTGGCACAGATGAACAACGTGGGCAAGCTGCCCTTCGTGATGTCCATCAACTGCCTCACGGGTAAGTATAACTACAGCGACGACTGCTTCGCCGAGGCTTGGATGCGCCGCACCTACAACGGCGAGAACGCCGGTGCCGTGGGTATCCTCTGCCCCACTGAGACCTCCTACTCCTTCGTCAACGACACCTATGTTTGGGGTGTCTACGACCTCTTCGATGGTGAGTTCATGCCCGACTATGGCCCGTATGCCGCCAACACCGGCAACTGGATGCCTGCTTTCGGTAATGTGGCTGGCAAGTATTTCCTGGCACAGAGCTCATGGCCTTACAACACCGACGACAAGGACATCACCTACACCATGTTCACCGCCCACTGCGACGCCTTCCTGCGTATCTACACGCAAGTGCCTCAGGAGATGGAAGTGACGCATCCCGAAGTCGTCATCGCAGGCTTGGGTGAAGTCACCATCACCGCTCCTGAAGGCTGCATGATCAGCCTTGTCAGAGAAGACGGCGAAGGTGGCTGGGAGATCCTGGCCGTGGCCGAAGCCACTGGCGACCCGCAAAGCATCGAGTTCGTCCCGCAAGTGCCCCCGACCGAGATCAACCTCGTCGTGACCGGCCAGAACTACCTGCGCTATGAGGCCGTCATGGGTGTCATCCCCGCCGATGGTCCTTACATTGTCTTCGACAGCAAGACTATCCACGACGAGAATTACAACCAGCAACTTGACTTCGGTGAAGCCATCACGCTCGACATCACCCTGAAGAACGTCGGTAGCGACCCGATGGATGCCTTCGAAGCTGTGCTTGAGAGCGATTCGGAATATGTCGAAATCACCAACGGCACCGCCCAATACGAAAGCATGGAACCCAATGCCACGCAAACCGTGACCAACGCCTTCTCGTTCACCATTGCCGACAACGTGCCCGACAATACCAGCATTCGCTTCACCATCACCGTGACCAACGGCGACGACGCGTATGTCAGCAACTTGGCCATGAAAGCCTATGCCCCTGTCTTCAACCTCGGCGGCATGAGCATCACCGAAGTGAATGGCAACGGCAACGGCCGCCTCGATGCTGGCGAAACCGCCACACTTAGCTTCCCGATCGAGAACAAGGGCCACGCCAATGCCGATGCCACCATTGCTTCGTTGCAGCTGCTCTCGCCCTACATCACCGTGGCTGAAAACACCGTCGACTTCGAGAACGTGAATGCTGGAGAGACCCAGACCGCGGTTTACAACATCTCCATTAGCGAAGAAACGCCTATCGGCTACAGCTGCCCCATCATCCTTGACGTGACCTCGGGCCAATATGGTGCCCAAAAGGAATACCACGCCAAGGTGGGCCTCGTCGTCGAAGACTTTGAGACTGGCGAACTCGGCGAAGGCTGGACCAACGATGCCAACAACCCCTGGCGCATCGTCACCGAAAGCCCGTATGAAGGCCAATACTGCATACGCTCGGGCGCCATCGGCAACAACGGCACCACCACCCTCATCCTGAGACATGAGGCTGGCTCGAACGACACCATCTCCTTCTATTACAAGGTATCATCAGAAAGTGGCTACGACAAGCTGCACTTCTATATTGACAACCAGGAGAAGAACAGCTGGTCGGGTTCCATCGGCTGGACCAAGGCCGCCTATCCCGTCAGCGAAGGCATGCACACCTACAAGTGGACCTACACCAAAGACGGTAGCGTGAACAACGGTAGCGACTGCGGTTGGATCGACTTCATCGGTCTGCCCGCCGCCCGCATCATGGCTGGCACCGCCGGTTATGATGTGACCGTCTGCGAAGGCAACGATGCACAGATCGTGGGTTACGCCATCCACTACGACAACATGATGTGGACCACTTCGGGCGATGGCACCTTCGATGATGCCACCATCGCCATGCCGCTCTATACGCCCGGCCCGCAAGACATCGCCAACCGTCAGGCCACGCTGACCCTCACCATCAACGGTGGCGGCGAGACCATCACCGACGAGATGACGGTGTTCATCACGGAAAATGTGACCATTGAGGACGCACTGTTCGACTATTACTATTGCGCTGAAAGCAATCCACAAGAAGTTGCCGTAATGGTTAATGGTGACTATTCCACTTTCACTTGGAGTACTTCTGGTGACGGTGAATTTGAAGACGCCTCTGCTTTGGCAACCACTTACACTCCTGGTCCTCAAGACATTGAAAATGGTGTTACCTTGACTGCCACTGCACAAAGTGAAGGCTGCGGCCCTATGACATTTGAATATCCTTTCGATATGCATCCGATGCCTGAATTAACTCTGTCAGCCCATGCCATAGAGATTTGCGAAGGCGAAAATGCAACCATGAGCTTCACCATGACGGGTTCGGCTGGAACCTGGGGTGCAGAACCTGAATTCACCGTTGGAATAGACGGAGGATCATACAATGCTCATTCTGGAGCCAACTCCATCGACCTTGGCACGCTTGAAGTAGGCACTCATGAATTCAATGTCAGGTGGGTTTCAAACATCACTTGTACCACTTATTATGTGACGGGCGAGCGTAGCTTCACCGTCACCGTGAATGCCGCCCCAACAATGACCATCGGCGACGTGCCTGCCAGCATCTGCGAAGGCGAAACCGTCGATGTCGAATTCAATTTCACTGGTGTGGCTCCGTTTATGGTGGAAGCCACTGGCATGGACAACTTCACGGCTGAAAGCGACAACTACACCATGACGCTCACTCCTGCCGCCAACATCAACGCCACCCTCACTAAAGTGACCGACGCCAACGGCTGCGAGACGGCTCTCGAACAAGCTATCAACGTGACCGTGAATCCTATCGTTGAGGTGCCCGAAATCAACGGCGATGCCGAACTGGATGTGCGCCTCACGCCTACCACGACCTACACCATCAGCAACAACGTGATGGCTGGCTTCAGCATCGAGCCTGAAGAGGCCGGCACGTTGGTTCCTGCCAACGACGGCATGTCGGTGGTGGTCACCTGGAGCGGCACCTACAAGGGCGAAGTCGTGCTGACTGCCACGCCTGTCTCTGAGTGCAACGACGGCAACGGCACGCTGAACATCAACGTGAAGAACTCCACCGACCTCAACGAGTATGGCATCCACGCCAGCCTCTACCCCAACCCGACCGACGGCAACGTCACCATCGAAGCCGAAGGCATGAACCGCATCGTCGTGGTCAATGAGATGGGTCAGGTGATTTACGATGCCGAAGTGAATGAAAGCGCCGCCATCCTGAACATGGGCCAGTATGGCACAGGTGTCTACATGATCCGCATCTATGCTGAAAACGGCATGAGCGTGAAACGTGTGACGGTGGTCAAATAACCCCGCACACACCATAATGAAAAATGGCTGGCCCCATCGGGTCAGCCATTTTTCGTTAAAAAGGTATGAAAAAGGAATTTACTTTCGCTGTTGTCAATCCCCAAGACGGGTCATGCTACCGCTACCCACTTTGTCGCCTTCCACGACAGGGTTACCATAGTAGCCGATATCGCCCGAGCCGACGATGTATAATCGCAAAAACGAATTGTACACATTTCTAAAATGAATCGTACAATTTTTCCCAAAAGTGGGCGCGTCGGATTTCCCCCGGTGCGCCCACTTCGCTTATAAGCCCTCTTTCCTGTCGAATGTGGCATATTTGCCCTGCTGCTTTATCTCGCGTTTAAGACCTATTCGAAGGCTGCTTAAACAGCGTTCAAGGGTGCGACAAAGGGCTGGAATTATGTCACGCTCATAGAACTGCCTCGGCTTGATTGTGTGGTCAATCTTGACTATTTCCTGCTCACAGATATTGCCCGTGTCAAGACCTTCATCAGCCCAGAACCATGTCGCAGCGGTCACGGCTTCATTCCTTTTGTAGGCCCACTTGATGGATGCCGCACCGCGTCCATACGGCAACGGTGACGGATGAAAGATGAGCGTCCCGAAGCGAGGCTCCCTGATTACATCAGTCGGGATTTTCTCCGTCAGCAATGGCGCGATGTTCAGGTCTATCTCCATGCCTGGCAGATACTCCATCGAATCATGGAACACCGTGCAACCGCATCTTTCCACGACCTCCTTCGCGGCGATATACGCCTGTGTTGTGGTCTGTCCTAATATCCTCACTAACATAGTTCCTGGTCTCCTATATATTCAAACCCTTGTACCGCCCTGAAATGGCCGCCAAAGCCACCGCTCCCGTGTTTCATGCCGCCATTGATTGCCGACCGGCTGAGCGTCTTGATGGACTTGCTTTTGTCGGCGAACTTCAGCGCACCGCTTACCTGCACCCATTTGGACGACTTGCGCAGGGCACGGCATAGTTGCGGATGCGAGGTGTGGAACAATGTGGTGTACTTGCGCCCACACCGCCCTTGGCCCTCAAGATGGAGCCTGCACACCTCATTCAGGAAGGCCGTGCCCACACCTATGCCCTGCCACTCTGGTAAGACTACCAAACGAGTTGCCCGATAGTGCCCGCCCTGAAACATGGGACATACTGCCAAATGCGCCACAGGCTCGTCACCGGCAAAGCAGATGAAATACTGGGCCGCGATGGGCATGGGCAGATCTAAATAGTAATGCGGCTTAAAATAACCCCATCGCGTTCCCGGAACCCGATAAATTGAGAGTTCGATTTCAGGTCTTTGCCGAAGGCAGTCGCGGGTGTAGAACCGCGCCTCGTTTGTGTTGTAAACCCAATCGGGCTGCAACCATTCAATCACATCGAAGTGCGGAGTAAGAAGGACAATTTTGCCTTTTCCACGCCGCCAACTCTTCGCAAAGGCCGCCGCGCCTATCTTGGCAATCTGGCGGTCAATTACGCTGGTAAACTCGTCCACGACGGCGATTTCAGGCTTGTCGCAAACGAGGCGGGCGAGACCGGCCCTGAATTGTTCGCCGTTTGAAAGCACCTTGAAAGGTCGCAGCCATGCCGGGACATCGCCAAGGCCGACGGCTGACAGTGCGCCCGTCACCGCGTCAAAGTCACCATCGGGACAGATGTCGTCGATGATGGGACGGTCTTCATGCCATCCAGCATAAAGGTCATAGAGCGGGACACCGGGGAACATCGCCTTTCCGATGCTGCTCTTCCCGCTTCCCGACCTGCCGACGATGAGGCCGATTTGCCAGTCCATGTTCTCGATGGGCAGTTCTGCCGTGTGCTGCCATTGGTAGCCCGTTTCGGCGTTGAAGAGGGATTTCACGCGCTCTGCCCTGTAGCTGGTGAAGTCCTCGCAGGTGTGGTTGATTTCGATTCTCATACCGTTACAACTTTTAGTTTTAGACCAAGGTTCAATTCCTTCAGACGGTTGAACGTGTCGATTTGGTTCTGCTCGTCTGTGCACATTACCACGATGCCGTATTGCGGGTGGTAGGTGTAGCTTTTCTTCTTGTTTTCCATCTTTGTATGTTTGTTTATAGATAAATTCTTACTTTTGCAGCCTCCTACATTTTCAAATAAAACAGGTGCGTACACACCGGGAGGCTTACGGCCTCTGCCGTGGTGTGTACGCACCTTTGTCATCGTCGGGGGTAGGAGCCCGACCTTGGAGGCGGGGGCCTTTTCTGTGGCCCCCTTTGTCAATCATGCGCTGGCGGGTACTAATCCATGCTCTTCATAGTATCTCACCACTTTCTTGTTTTCTGCGTTGGGTACGGTCAGCCTTTCGCCTGTCTTGGGCTGTGTCGTTGGAACCATACCGTTTAGGGCGGCGATTTCGAGTGCTGCATCAGCAGAGCCGCAGTATTGCACCGCGATATCCAAAAGCGACTGTCCCGATTGAACTATTATTGACTTCATCAGCTCTGGGGATTGTCGTTGATTGTGTTTGGATCTGTCGCTTGATAAGGCGTGGCGGCCATATACATCATGCCTGTGAGAAGAGGGTCTCCTTGTCCGCCCGTTTGAGACCAACAGTACAATTGGCCATTACTACCAATCCGAATATTAAGGTCATCGGGTTGTGTAGCCAAGTGTAACACAGCATCGCCACTAATAGGAACAGGAAATCCTGTATCTACAGCCTGCATTGTCGTTGTTACATTCGTGGCAATGCCCCTCAGAACCACCATTCTTCCAACCCTCTTGAATTCTAAATCCCCAGATTCTCCAGAAATCCAGTCGCTCTCGTTTTCGGCATTGTGGTGCAACAAAATGTCGCGCAGCGTCCACGCACCTATACCGAGACGAACGCCAGCAGTAAAAGCGGCAGAACGCTCCACCACGGTTGGTGTGAGATAGTCATCCTGCCATACATCCGACACCTGCTGCGTTGTCAGGTCGGTCTTGATGAAACCGCGAGCCCCGTCAGGATTGGTGTAGGTCACTTTTGTCAATCTCACCACGGGGTTGGTGAACGACAACACATCGGTGGCCTGCAAAGCTCTCACCGGCAAAATCTGTCCATTCCACCAGAACCAGCCCGCAGGCATGGCCAGTGTCTTGATGTCCGGCTTATAGGGCACACAGCCGGTAATGGCGAAATAAGACTTTGACAGGCCAAGCTCCGCCACCAGTGCGGTGATGGGTTCTGTATAACCTGCCTGCATCCAATCAAGATCCGCCTCCCACAAGGGCATCCTGCCCACGTTGTTTGTGTTCAGTTTTTTCATTGTTTAATCTTTGTTTTATCGTCGTTTATTCTTCGTCTTGGATGATAACATAGCGTTTTCCCGCCAATTTATAAGTATCCACGATGGCCCGCAATGCGGTAATGCCGCCATTGTCGTAGAATTTGGTTTTCACCTCGCTTGATGGGGCATCTTCGTCAAGTGGAGGGGTCAGGTGTACCTCAAAGCCAAGGCTGGCAATACGGCTCGCGTGGTCGTAGAGGATGCTGAAGTCTTCTGGAGGCTCTTCATCTGGGATTAGTTCGTGATCCCATTCCTCCTTCCCTCGTAAGTCGTAATGGATGCTGTTCTGCATCATCCAGTTGCCGTTTGGCGAGATAATGAACTCCTCAATAGGTGTCGGCTCGTCGAGGTAGATGACAGGGTCGTCCATGTCGTAGTCTCCAACCATCAGTTGGTTGATGATGTTCTCCAGCAGCCGGACTTGCCCGTTGTAGTCCATGCGGCGACGCTTCAGGCGACGGAACGTGTTGTAGTCGTTGCCGATGGTGCGGATGGGCTTCAGCAAGGCCTGCATGAGTGCCGTCCACACGGGCCGACGCAACGCTATGGGCGTAAGCTGGTTGGCAAGGGTGTTGAAATTGACATCGGATGTTTGGAATGCGGTCATGGCTATTGGTTAATCATGTCGTTGTAGATGGCTTCGTCAATGAGGAAATGGCCTCCCACGGAGCGGAAGCTGTTATGCGTAAAGTCGGCGAAACAATGTTCCGTGCCGTTTGGATCGGATGCGTAGTCGATAACATAGCTGGCGGCATCGTCGATGGTAACATCAACCACGCCTTCAACGGCCTGGATCGCATCGATGAGCTTTGTCTTGTTCAACACACCGCCATAGGCAATGCCGTTGAGATAATCGACGATGGCGTTGGTGATGACGGGTTCGCCGTCGATGATGCGGTTCATGTCCTCGTCCAAGACCATCGGGTCGCGCCAGATGTTGATTTCAAGGTCAAGCTCGTCAGGATTGAAGCTATAAACATAGGCAACGGTACCGGCGAACTTGATGCGCTGGACATACTCTGTCAGCGCGTCGAGTTCGGTTTGAGTGAGTTGATCGTATGTCAGCGTTCCCTTGTTGACTTTTACAATAATGCCGTTGTCGACCTCGAACACGGCGCAATGCTTGACGATTTGCGCGTCGGTGTCTATTTCATCATAGACGGCATTCTCGTTGAGGTCGTAGCCGTATTGGAACTGCATGATTTTGTTCCAGTACCAACTGACGGTACCGGGGAAGGCCGCAGCAATACGAGCCTCCACCTCGGCGCGGAACTGGTCGTGAAGCCACTCGACCGTGCGGGCGGCCATGGCCACGATATAGATGATGAGGTTGAGAATGGAAACCGCCGAGACCTGGCCGTCCCACTCTTCGTTGGCATCAAGGCCGAAAGCCGTGCAAAGCGTTTCGTTGGCCAGCACAGCGTCGGTCATTTCTTTCTTGATTTCTTCAATGGTTCTCATAGTCTGCTTCTATTTCTATTTGTTCTCCGTTAATCTTCAGTTGACTTACCTTCAGCCCGTCGCGACCCAGTTCCTCGCGGATAGCCCGTTTCCAGCTGCCGGTGTCCTCATCGTTTGTCATGTCGCCGATGCCACAGCCCACCATCGGTTTCTCCTTCCATTCGCCTTTTTGCGCTTGAAGGATGAGTGCCTGGTTCTGTAGGGTCACATCGCCAACCACAAGGTCGTGCAGGTCGGGGTTGGTCTGCAAACCGTAGTCTTCGTCTATTTGTATGTCGATATTCTTCATCAGTGTTTTACTTTATCGTTTTCCATGTTTTTGAAGTTTATCGTTTGTCCGGCCATTGCTCCTTCAAAAGCCGCCGCGCCTGCCGCGCCGCTTGCAGCGGTTGAAGCTCCTACACCATTTAAGCCTGTGCTTATTGCACTCTTTAATGCAGACAAATAGTTTTTGATAGAATTTAGGTTGTCCTTCAGTTCCTGAAGTTTCACCAATCCGTCATGGTCTCCACCGTTGAATGTAACAGTTCCGTCACAGTCAATGTTGGTGTCGCCTTTGCAGTTGATGTTGATGTCGCTGCCGGTCTCGATGTCGATGGCCTCGATTTGGCTGTAGCCTATCACCTCGGTCTCGCGCAGTTCACCACTTAGATCTATGATGGTGACATAGCTATCCTTTGCGGGCGTGATGAGCAACTTGGAACTTTCACCGTTGACCACCGAGCGCAAACGCACATCGGTCAGCTTCAGGTCGCCAACGCTGACAGTACAAGTTTCGCCATCCACACTTTCCACCTTGCCGGTGAGCAGCAGCGGGGTCTTGTGACCGTTCATCTGGCGAATCCTGCTTTTTATTTCGCTGTAGACATCTGTCATTACGACATTCTCCTTCCAAGTTTTACGGTTCTTTTCCCTCCATCATTCGAGAAGTTGATTTCGGTTCCCGTGACATAATACACGCCCTCTTTTGTGGGATAGTCGGCATCACGCAAACGAACAGAATCGCCAGGTTGCACATAGGGCACCAACCAGCCTGTAAACGAGCCTTCGTAACCATCGAAGCACCAAAGGTTGTACTCGTTTTCGGCCATTTTCTTGGCTGTCTGCTCCGATATGCCGCTGGCAGTACGTTTCACCGACCTGCCGCCGGTGGAGCCATATTTGACCTCTTTTTTGGTGCCGTCTGGGGCGGTCAGTTCCACTGTCACCTCCACCTTGCGGTCGCTTGCCTTACGGTACTTCAGGTTGGATGTTTCGATGTTGCGCTCAAAGTCGAAGACCACGGTTCGACCCGACGCTTGGGCATATTGAGGCTGCACATGCAGCGTCTGCCCGTCGAACCAGATGTTGGCCTTCGTCTCATCCTGAACCTTCTTCAGCACATCGCGGGCGGTGGCATGGTAAAAGGTGAACTTTTCCCATGTGAAGTCGAACTCGGTCTGCACGGTGATTGCCGGGTCAACCTGTTGCACCACCTTTTCCAGCAAAGCCTTCATGGTGATGCTCTTGAGTTCCACATCGGCCACCTTTTTGTCGAAGAGGTAAATTGCGTCCTCGCACTCCAAGGTCAGATTGCCGCCGTCCGTGTTGATGGCTTTCAAATAGCCTTTGAACTCTGTTTGAAGGCGGTCGTCATAGCCGAGTTGTATGGCCACGGTGTCGCCCACGTTCAGATTGTCCTCTATTTCGATGGTCTTACCCTCCACCATGGCGGGCAGGGTTATGGTGGCCGTGTCGCTCAGTTGCTCAACCGAGTGATTCACCTTCACCGCATCAACCATCTTCAGACGGTAGTTCCCAATCCTTATGTCGAAGTCCATCCTGAACATCACAGCTCCTCCAATAGTTCGTGGCTCGTGTCGCTGAGGGCCGTAATTGTGAACTGCTGGTTGAGCAATCCGGGCGTGAAAGGCAACTGAAGATTGGTGATGGCCAGCCGCATGATATCGTACTGCTCGTTAAGGAGCGGGCATGTTACCTCAAGAGATTCGCGCACGGCACAGATCCATTGAAGTTGTCTGACTGACTGCCTCAGTTCTTCCTCCGTCTTGGCGATGATTATACCGCTGATGTTGACGCTCCAGTCGCCCACGGCCCAGCTCTCTTTGATGGTGCCTTCCTTTTGAGGTTTGGCGACACTCCGGCAAACCACTACGTTCTGCCGTCCAACTGCTATTAGCGGGTCAGCCCCAAAATCCACATCCAGTCCACCACCCTTCAGGGTGACGGGGCAGGTGTATTCGGCAAAGCCACGGTTCCCCATGCCATCAGGCATCGGCCATTTTTCAGCTATTGAGCGTCTCACTATGTTCAATCCACTTACCAGCATATATTACCCGGCTGTTGCTTCGGCCATGCCGAGTATGCGCGAAAGCATCGCGGCAAGCCTTTGTTCCATATCCTGTTCGTTTTCGTTAAAACCTCCGTTGAAGACGATGCTCTCCACCATCTTGCCGAGGTTGATGTTCACCGTGGTGTTGCGGGTTCCGCCAGTGGCGGTGGCATTTGCGGTTTGCCCGGCATTGTTGACAACACTGTTTGTCGGGTCTTGAATATCGTTGGCCTCATCTATCAGATTGTCCATCGTTTCAGTCTCGGCAACGTGGTCGTTCCTGAAACTGTCTCGGCCTTTTTGTGCGCCTCTTGAAAAGACGCTGATTGTTGAACCTGTCAGATAGTTCCACAATTCAATTATAGGGTCAAACACTTTTCCCATCCATTCGACAACCCTGTCAATGATGGCCTTTACATGCCCCCATAAATTAGAAAACCAATCCCAAACAGGTTGCATGATGCGCTTGAACCAGGCACCCACCTTTTGGAAAATACCCTTTATCCAGTTAATCATATTCTTGATGCGGTTCCAAACTGAACTGACAAACTGCGTAACATGACCAACAAGCGTTTTCACCAATTCAACAATCTTGTCCCATACCATACCGGCCCATTCGACAATTTTTCCGAACACGGCCTTTATGACCTCCCAAATTCCGAAGACGAGTGCCCGAAAACCCTCGCATTTGTCCCAAAGCTGTTGAACCACCTCGATGACAACTGCGATTCCTGCCGCGATCCATCCAATAATGGGAATACTACTGATAGCAATGCTGATTTTTGTGCAGGCTGATTTAGCCAGTGTCGCCATTGCCTTGAACGAGCCGCCAGAAAAGAGCGCGGCAAGGCTTGTCTTTTGGAGTTCACGACGCACAAGCCTTACTCCGTAATAGAGGCCAAGTGTACCTCCCAACCCCAAAAGAGCGGGCATGTGGCTGCTGACAAAACTGAATAGTTGTTCCGCACCGTTGATAAGATGGTTGACGATGTTAAGCGTCGCATTCATCACAGGTACCAATTTGGCCTCAATACGGACAATGATGCTACCAAGCCGCTCCTTGATATCGCCTGCGGCATTTGCGACCTGTTTCAACTGCCCTTCTGGGGTGTTTGCCAATGCCTCATTCATGCCACCTACACTTTGGCTGATGACCTCAGCAAGGGTGGCCACCTTTTCCTCCTCGGTGCCGTATTTCAGGATTTTCTCCTGTGCTTCGTCGAACTTGTATCCATAGCGACTCAAAGCCCCTACCTGACCCTCCATCACCTTGCCCATCATGCTCCCTATAGTGACGGCCTGTTCCTGCGAAGCATTCAGGCCATATTGCTGGGCAAGCATGTCATTCATCACGGGCAACAGTCTCTGAAGGCTCTCGGTCTTTTCAAGATATGTGCCCAATTCCTGGGCACCCGCAAGCTGGACTTCGTCACCTATCACGCCAAGCTGCTGCTGCGCGGCTGCCAAGTCCTTTATCGATTGGATCTGGTCGACCGTCGCACCCATTGTATTCCGCATCACTTGGGCAAGTTTTGCCTCCGCCTCCTGTTGCATTGAGTTGGCTGCGGTCAGCTCATCAAACTTCCCCTTGATTTTTCCAAGCACATTGATTACGCCGGACAATCCAAGACCAATTTTGCCAATGGTTTCAAACTTGGCCTTCAGCTTGTCAACTCTTGAAGTAACGCCAGAAACAGCGGTGTCCAGTTTTAGGACACCATCGTAAGCGTTCCCTCCCAAGTTGATTGTGAATTTTACGGTATTGTCAGCCATATCTGTATAGTTTGGTCAGTCCTTTTTCAACTCTTTTTGCCTTATGTCGGCCAGTTGCTTAAACTTTTCTGCCCATTGACTGTCACTGAGATCGGCAGGGTTGATGTGCAGGTAGTATTCAAGCATCGTGTCAACATAACCAATGGGATTGTTTTTCAAAGTCCCATTGGCCGCAATCAGAGCTCCCCCACATCAGCCATTTTCACATTCACGAGCTTTTCAATCAGTCCGTCGCAGCCGAGCATGTATTCCACATCATCGACAAAGACGCGGCTCCCTCCCACAAAGCATTGCTTAATCAGCACCTCTGTCATTTCAAGAGGTTTGCTCTGCAAGGAGAGGGCGTAGCTCAATTCCTTCCGATTCGGTTTACGGAAATAGCCCACGTGTCCGTCGGCTGTGGTGCTGAATAATCTGCCGTGTTCCTTTTTCCAGGCCTCGATTTGTTCTGGTGTGGCCTGTCCCACCAGTGTCTTTTCTTCTTTTTCCATGTCGTTTGTTGTTTGGTTTTGTTATTGAAATAAGCCCCGCCCGTCCGACATGGAAGAATCGTCGGTGGACGGGGCCGTTGGTTTTTATCCAGCCAGCTTACGCAGGAAGATGAAGGGAAGCGCGTGTTCGCTGAACTTGTCGCCTTGTTTCATCTCTTGCGGTTCCTCGGTGAACTGTACACCCATCAACTTGTCCGTGTGCATCACATCGCCCTGTGTAGGGTTGCCATAACAAACGGTGAGGTTGACCTGAAGGTCAAGGATGGATTTGGTCGGGCTCTCTTCCTGAAGGGCCAGCAGCTCACTCATGGATAATGTAAGTTCACCGTCGTGGCTCTTGTTACCCTTCTGTATGGCGTAGGGTTCGTTGCCCTTGCCGTAGATGAGTTCCTTGTCCTGTTTATTGGAGTACTTCACCCCACGGGCACCGACAATGATGCGAGTGCCGATAAGGATGGTGATGTCTGCCCATTCATATTCTCTTGAATCAAACATGGTATCTCCTTTCTTTTACTGGTTAAGGGTTTGGAAGCCGAGGTCGACTTCGATATACTTCGAGTAGCCGTAAGGACGGACACGTAGCGAAGCGTTCAGCCTTGATGTGGACACGATGTTCTGTTCGGGATCCACGTAGGCAACCACGCCAGTGTCGTTTGAGTCCTGCGGGTCGTTGCCCAGGTTGCCGACGCTCGTCATCTGGTTGATGATGGCACTTTCCATCACGGTCTCCATGTTCTTGCAAACAGCCGGGGCAATCTTGCCGTCGGCGGTGAGGGCAATTTCATCGCTCACTTGTTCCAACATGGCCAGGTATGCAATACGGTAGGCCTTGTCGATGGTACGACGGCGCGGGATGAGGCAGTAGTCATCAGTGGGGCCGGTGGCAATGCTGTCATCGCTCCAGTAGTATCCGCCCTTGCCAACGAAGGTGCGCGGGCAGATGAAGCCCTTGCCATGGATGGTTTCTGGGCTTCCGCTTTCGGCAACGACAGAACCGATGAACATTTCGGTGGACTTCATTGCTCCATCCTTCACGCGGGCAATCGAACGTTGCACTGGGATGCGAGCGATGCGTCCGGCCAGCAGGCCCACGGCTGCACCCTTCGATCCGGTCACGGTGTCGCCAATTACTACGGCAACGCGGTTGTCAGTCAGTTGGGTGAGATTGGGCAGGTCGGCTGGAGTGCCATTGTAGTGGCGACCTTCAAGCAGCACCAGTATGGGAGCCTTCAGGTCTTCAGCAGCGGCTTCTGCCAGGGCTTGAGCCTTGGTGATGGCCGTTTCCACCTTCGCGTCGATGGCATGGGTGACGGTAGGCGTGTAGTTTTGGGCATCGGTCACCAAAACCATCAAGGTACGAATGTCGCCTGCGGCATATTCCAGAAGTGACTGGGCGTTGGCCGTGGTCTTGTCAACCAGTTGGTCGATAGTGACACTTGAAGCCGCGCCTCTGATGTAGAGATTCGTTCCTTTGGGAGCCTCATCGTAGAACTCCTTGACGCACTTGTAGACATTGGCGTTGGCCCCTGTTGAGGAAGCGTTGATGCCAAGTGCCTCCAGTTCCTTCAACGAAGTGATGAGGTAATTGGTGCTGAGGGCGAACTTGCCCGAAACGGCAGTAGCAGTACAAATGAGGCCGGTGCAGCCGTCATCCATAGCCGCCGAGCCGCCTATGGCTCCATTGGCAAAGTTAATTCTTACATAGGGTAATGGCATTTCAATTCGTTTTTAATGTTATCTCAAAAAGCATTTAATCAGTATGTAAACGAGAATCAGAAGAAAGAGTGTTATCGCCACAATCCATCCTGCGTTGCTTCCTTTCGTTGGAACCTCCACCACGGTCTGCTCCGTTTTCGTTTCGTGGATGGTGTCTGTGATGCGCTCATACACTGTGTCGTGAACGAATCTGTCGCGCCAGCAGGTGCGCCACCGGGTCATCCAGACCGTGTCGCCGCCTTCCCGGACATATATGCTGTCGTGGATATACACCGAGTCGGTCGTGCGCGTTTCCCTCACCGTTGTTTCAGTCCTGGCCTCACTTCTTTTCTCCACAGTCGTCGTCCGACTGCTTCTGCAGCTCGTCAAGAACAGGACAATCGTCACTATGAGGGCAGCTGTTAGCCTGTTTGATAGCCTTCTGTAGTCCATTGATGTTTCGGTTTAATCGTTTGATTTCTACCTTCAACGGTTCCACGATGAATTCTTGGAAGGTCTTCATCACGCTCTTGTCGTTGTCAGTCTTCATACGTTCAACCTCCGCCTTGGCCTTTTCAGCCTCAGCTTCGGCTTTCTTCACCGTAGCTTTCAGTGTGGCGATGGTCACTATTAGCGTCCCGCCAAGCACCAGGTTCAGAACCAGGCTAACTATTTGTAGCCACTCGCTCATATTCCGTACTCCTTTCTCACGTCGTAGCACGGGCAGGCCTTTGTCCACTCATTTTTGGTGATGATGCCGTCGCCGTTCAGGTCAGGGCTCAAGTCGCGGTGGCCGCACACGTCAGCCCACGGGAAGCGTTTCCTGAAATCCTCCACATAGGCTTTCAAGGCTTCCTTCTGTGCCTCTGTGCGTGTGTCCTTCGGAGTTTTGCAGTCACTGGCCAGACCGCCCACATACACGATATGGCGCGAGGTCGGGTTGTATTTACCCGCGCCGTTCGTGATTTCCCAAGCGTCCACGTATGCATCCTCGTTATTTGGTACCAGACGCTCGACCGTGCCGTCAAGATGCACCATGTCCGTATAGCCGACTTGCCTCCAGCCCCTGCCTTTCGGCGGAGGGCTGCAATGCATACGGCGAATGTCGGCGGCTGTCACCTCCCGGCCTTCGGGCGTGGCAGTGCAATGGATAACAAGTCGTTCTATACGGTTTTTATTCATGGTTGCAGGGTTTTTAGGTAATCTGATTCGTTTGTCTGTTGTGTCGTTTAAGATGCGCTGTAAACCTGCATCAGGCCCAGCACGCCCTTGCCGTCGCCACGGCTCTTACGGCCACCTGCGCGTTGCAGGAAGCTGTAGATATCGCCGTAGTAGGTCGGGTCGCCCTCGTTCTCGAACATCTTGGTCTGGCCCAAGGCGCGGCGCACGGCGGTCTTCTGCCAGAAGAGACCCACGGCACAAGCCGTGTTGTCAGCTGCCTTGCTGCCATCCTCGATGGCCTCGTAGTCTTCAGGCGTATAGGTCAGGTCGGTCGAAGTGAACTTGAAATAAGGCTTGCCGCTCACGGCGGTCAGCGTACTGTTCGAGGCCATCAACACCGTGGATCTCTCGATGATAACGAAGCCCTCAAGCTTTTCCAAGCGGCCCGTCTTCGGGTCATAGACAGCAGACATCAGGTTCTCGTTCGTCGCATTGCGCACATCGTTGCAGATCTGGGCGTACATCTCCGAGTTCAGGGCCACGTATCGGTCTTCCTTCGGGATGCCCCATTTGTTGAACACTTCCTTGGCCTTCACGAAGTCGTCGACACACACACCCGTGCGTACGCCCGTGCCATGGATAAGGTAGTCTGCGCTCTTGGTTTTGCTGGCCTTGATGAAGTAGGTGGGTCTCCAGTTGTAGAACATCGTGTCGGCCACTACCTGACGCAAGTAGGTCATGTCCTCGGTCATGCAGCTGTCCAGCTTGTCGTAGCTCAGTTGGGTCTTGTCGGCATCCGGGATGAAGCGCGGGTCGGTAGTGAACTCGTCAAGTGCATAGGTCACATCCACATCCGAGCGTCTCGTAATGGTTGCCGGAAGCTGGGTGCGGTTGCGTTTCACGCCCGACGGTGCACCGGCCTGCGGCACATGCACAACCGAGCCTTGCAGCACATACTGCGACTCGTCGATGGACTGAAGGAGGAACTCGTTATTCTTGAACAGGTTCTCCACGATGAAGTCCGTCCAGATCTCCGGCACCACGCTCATGCCGAGCGAGCCAGCCGGAACCTTAACCAATGCCGACGCGCCCAATACGGCCACGCCAGCCCCTGCACCGAAAACGGTGCCCACGCCCAGGGCCATAATCACGGCCACCAGAAGCGTGCTCATAAATCTCATGATGTTTTTCATTGTGTTTGTTGTGTTTGTTGTTTCTGTTTCTCGTTTCATTAGACAGCCAGGAACGACTCGCCGTCCCACATCAGCTGCTTCGTCACCATCGTCGAGGCGGTGCCGCTGAGGGTGGCCACGGTGTCGGTTCCCACTTTCACGGTGATGGCTCTCGACGTGCCATCGCTCGTCCAGTTGACGGCCACCATTGCGCCCACGTTCAGGTTGGCGGGTTCGGGGATCAAGGTCAGGGTAGTGGCAGCGGAGAGGGTGCCCAGCTTCACGATGGTCTTCTGGCGGCGCACCGGCGCATCAGCCTTGTTCGAGCTGATGGTGGGGCTCACGACCTCGGCGGTGGGGAACATCACTTCCGTTTTCTTGTCGGCATCTTCGGGGATGCTCGGAGCCACGAAATTGTAGCTCGCGTTGTTCTCAGTGTTGATAGGGTTCATCTCTTTGCTTTTTTAGAGGTTAGGTTTGTGGCCGTACTTGGCCTCGAAGAGTTCAGAATAGCGTTGCGGGTTCTCCTTCATCAGGTTCTCCAGCTTGCCTTTCTTGTGGTAGTCGTCGAAAGTCCAGTCCTTCTCCGCCTCGTTGACGACGGCGGTCTTCAGCTGGTCGGTCACAGGGGTCACGCCCTGAAGCTTACCGATAATCTTTTCTGCCATCTCGAAGTCGTTGGTGGCCAGCTTGGTGTAGGTCTCGCGCTCGTCCTCGCCAATCTTCTTGGCGGCGATGGCCGAATCCACCAGCTGCTTCACCTTCGCCTCGTTCATGGTCTTCACCTGCTGCTCCAGTCCGGCACTCTTGGTCTTCTCGGTCTGAAGCTCGTTACGGAGGGTGGCGTTTTCGTCGACAACGGCCTTCACTGCGCTCTCAAGAGCCTCGTCGGTCTCGATGTCCTTTTCCTGCTTGTTGAGCAGGCTTGCGATTTTTGCTCTGTCCATGTTGTTGGGTTTGATGATGTTTAATAGTTGTTTGTTAAAGAAGTCGAACACGGTCTTGGCCGACTTGATGTCTGCCGCCGGTTCTGCAATTTTCCGTCCTTCAATGATGTTGTCCACCAGTCCGCGCTTCTTGGCTTCCTCGGCTGTCATCCAGTGGTCGAGGCCGTCGGTGAAAAACTCCTTCCGAACCTCCTCGACCGGCTCGTTCATGCGGCGGGCCATCATCTCAATCAGCGAGGTCTCGAATTTGTCTATCATCTCGGCCATGGAACGCACCTCGGCACTGTTGCCGTAAACCGAGCCTTGCACACGGTGGTACATCAGTTTGGCGTAGCGGGCCGCGCTCACCTTATGGCGGGGGTTGGTGATGAGCATGGCCATCATCGAGGCGGCCAGCCCGTCAATCACCCATTCCACATCGATGTCGGTACGATCCAGGTAGTTGAACAGGGCGCAGCCCTGCACCACCTCGCCGCCCTCGCTGTTCACATAAAACTTGAAGTTGCGGCAGCCTTGCTTGCGCAGGTTCTCAATGGCCGCCACCACCATGTTCGTGTCGATGTCGAGACCCGCGCCAATCACGCCGTACATATAGACCTCGGCGGTTTTGCCGTCGGTCTTGTTCACAATTTTGATGCTCTGTTCCATTTCGTGCTTTTTCACGGTGCAAAAATCCATCAACAATCCAGCCCCCGCAAAAAGTGCGGAAAGAGTTTGACACCTTTTTTGATTATGCCCCTGCGCGTGTGCAATTTTGCACCGCTAAACCAACCGATTATGGCAGAATTGACAATCAAACAGAAGAAGGATTTCGCCAAGCAGCTGTTCCTGAACGACGAGGGAATCACACAGGCCGAGATCGCCGACCGCGTCGGAGTTTCAAAGGTTACAATTTGCAAGTGGGTCAACGAGGGGAAATGGGACGAGATGCGCACCTCGCTCCTCGTTGGCAAGGAGATGCAGCTGTCGTGGCTTTACCGCCAACTTGAGCAATGGAAGGATACCGTCGAACAGCGCGAGGACGGCAAGCAGCTGCTCACCTCCAAGGAGGCCGATGCCGTGGTGAAGATCACCGCCGCCATCAAGAACCTCGAAACCGAAACCAACACCGCCGAGAAGATAGCCACCGGCAAGGAGTTCCTTGCCTTCGTCCGCAAGACCTGCGGCCTTGACCAGAGCAAGGAGATTGCCCGCCTCTTCAACGCCTACATCAAATCCTGTCTGTAACCATGGCCAAGCTCCGCAAACCCACCGACAAGCAGCTGCTCGAAGAATGGAGGCAGTATTACGAAAGCTTCATTTCGGATGTCGAGGTCGACACCGAGGAAAGCCAGGAGGAGAAGCTGAAGCGTATCGACCGGCTTGAGGCGGATCCCGAAAAATGGTTCAAGTATTATTTCCCGGCATACTGCACGGCAGAACCGGCAGCCTTCCACAAGGCAGCCACCAAACGACTGATTGAACACCCACGTTGGTACGAGGTCAGGGCATGGAGCCGCGAGCTGGCCAAGTCCGCCCGCTCCATGATGGAGGTGCTGTTTCTCGCGCTCACCGGGAAGATTTTCAACATGCTTCTGGTGTCGAACAGCTTCGACAACGCATGCCGCCTGTTGCTGCCCTTCCAACTCCAGCTGGAGAAGAACGCCCGCATCATCAACGACTACGGCGACCAGGTCAACCCCGGCAACTGGGAGACGGGCCAGTTCGTCGCCAAGTGCGGATGCTCCTTCAGGGCCATCGGTGCGGGACAAAGCCCCCGTGGTACCCGTAACGAGGCCAAGCGTCCCGACTTCATCCTCGTGGACGACACCGACACCGACGAGGAATGCCGCAACCCTGACCGCATCAAGGCCAAATGGGACTGGATCGAGCAAGCCTTGATTCCCACTGTGTCCGTATCGGGCGACATCAGGATTCTTTTCAACGGCAACATCATCGCCAAGGACTGCTGCATCAAGCTGGCCGGTGAGAAGGCCGACAAGTTCGAGGTAATCAACATCCGCGACAAAAACGGGAAATCGTCGTGGCCGGAGAAGAACTCCGAGGCCGACATCGATTTCATCCTCTCCAAAATATCCACCAAGTCGGCGCAAAAGGAGTATTTCAACAACCCAATCACAGAGGGAACCGTATTCAAGGAGCTGACATGGGGCAAGGTGCCCCCGCTGCGCCGCTTCCCGTTCCTGGTCAACTACGCCGACCCTTCGCCGTCCAACAACCTGAAGAAAGCGTCCAGCCGAAAGGCCATGGCACTGCTGGGCTACATGGATGGCGTTTTCTATATCATCAACGCCCGCGACGACCACGCCACCAGCGCACAATTCGTGGATTGGTTCTACGACATCAACGAGGATGTCCCTCAAGGTGTGCAGGTGTACAACTACATCGAGAACAACAGGCTTCAGGATCCGTTCTATCAGCAGGTGTTCCTGCCCCTGTTCGCCGAGCGCGGCAAGAAGGACGGCTTCCTGAATATCAGCCCCGACCCACGCAAGAAGCCGGACAAGTTCTCGCGCATTGAGGGCAACCTTGAACCGCTCAACAGACAAGGCCGCCTTGTCTTCAACGAAGAGCTGAAGGGCAACCCCCACATGGAAAGGCTGGCCGAGGAATTCATACTGCTTACCGAACAGCTCAAGGCACCCGCCGACGGCGCGGACTGCGTCGAGGGTGCCTGGTTCATTCTCAACGGCAAGATCCGCACACACGAAATCAACTCCGTCTCCCTGGGCCGCAGGCCCCGAAACAGGAAACGGGTCTAACATATCATCAACATCAACATCTAAAACAACCATCAAAATGACGACACTATGGAAAAGGTTCATGAACTACGTTCTGGTAAAGAACGCCATCCGGCATGCAGACAGAATGCATCGGTTGACAGGAAAGAGATTCTACGTTATCAAAGTAGGAGACAAGATTCGCGTTTACGACCGTATCAAAATCAACGAGCTTGTTGATCTCCACATCTTCAAGCGTGAGATGAAGAACCACTACAACCTCATCCGTGCCTGTATCTACCACACTAAATGACACGCCATGTACATCACAGTTGAAGAACTCAACGACGGCATCCATGCCGAATCGCTCACCGCAATCACTCGCGGCGACAACAGCAAGGCCACCCAAGCCATCGAAGATGCCATGGCCATGGTGCGCAGCTATATCTGCGTCCGCTACGACATCGAGGCCGAGTATGCCAAGACAGGCGCGGCCCGCGACGGCATGACCGTCAAGCTCGTGCGCGACATTGCCATCTACTATTGCTATGAAGGCTCCAGCCCCGTCAATATGCCCGAAACAAGGAAGGATGCCTACGACAACGCCATTGCCTTCCTTAAATCAGTCCAGGCCGAAAAAGCCGCCATGCCCGGACTCGCCCGCCTCGACGGATCCAAAGGCAGCAACTATGTCAAATTCGGCGGCAACAGGAAAAGGAGGAACAAATGGCTGTAAAACGAAAGAAGGGCGAACTGCCCAAGAACGGTGTCAACATCACCAACATCAATGTGCGTGTCCCCAACCGCTCCACTCAAGACATTGAGAACTGGCGACGCGCCATCGCCGCATTCGAAAACCCCACCAACCCCATCCGCACCTATCTCTACGACCTCTACAAAGACATGGAGCTTGACGGACAGGTGGAGGCCACATGGGGCAAACGCTGCGACGCGGTGCTCAACAAAAGGCTCGTCTTCAAGCGTGACGGTACCGAGGACGAGGAAATAGGCAAGCTGCTCAACTCGCCCGACATGCGCATCTTCATCAAGGAGCTGCTGCGCACCATCCTCTACGGCTATACCCTCATTCAGGTCAACCGTGTCTGGTTCGACGACGACGAGGAGCAGTACCGCATCGACTTCGATCTTATCCCTCGAAAGCACGTACACCCTGAACCGGGCTTCCAGTGCGTCAGTCGTGAGCAAAACATGGCTACCCCCGACTTCCTCTATCTTCAGCCGCCTTTGGCCAACTATATGGTCTGGGCTGGCGACCCCACCGACATGGGCATCTTCGCCGTGGTCGCGCAGTATGTCATCTACAAACGCGGCGGTTTCGGTGACTGGAGCCAGTTTGCCGAGATGTTCGGCATGCCGTTCCGCGAGCTGTCGTATGATGACTACGATGATGCCACACGCGCCAAGCTCGAACAGGCCATGGAGGAATGGGGCAGCGCGGGCTACCTAATCAAGCCCAAGGGCGCGGAGCTCACCCTTCACGACACCGGCGGCAGCACCAGCAGCGCGGATGTCTACGACCTCCTAATCTCCAAGTGCGACGCGGCCATCTCCAAGGTCATCCTCGGCAACACCCTCACCACCGAGCAGGGCGAGATAGGCAGCCAGGCCCTGGGCGAGGTACACAAGGAAGCCGAGGGCGAGAAGAACGAGAGCGACAAACTGTTTGTCCTCTCCGTACTCAATACCCGCCTCCGTGCCGTGCTAAAGCGTTTCGGCTTCAACCTGCAAGGCGGCGAAATCATGTACGAGGGCCTCGAAACCGACTGGGCGCGACTGAAGGACAAATGGGATGTCATCAGCTCCATCCGTCAGGAGGTTCCCGTCGACGACGACTACATCTACGACGAATTCCCCATCCCCAAGCCCGACAACTACGAGCAGCTGAAGGAGGAGATGGAACTGAAACAGGCATTAAAAGCCTTTCAAACGGTGCCTGAAAACCCGTTGAACGACGAGGAGGAAGACCCGAAGGCCGACAATCGGAAGCCGGGAGTCACCAACCTCTTCAACCGCCTGAAGCGTTTTTTCGTCTGAGGACGGGCGATGCCCCGTCCCTCGCTGACCTCGACAGCCTCTATTTCCAAGGCAGCCCTGTAGAGTTGGCCATTGCCGTGGCCGCATTGCCCCGCGTCTATGCCCTCTCCATGCGCCAACTCTACACCCAGGTCATTGCCGATGTGCGCGACGGCAAGGCCGGTACCATCCACCCCGAACTCTACCGGGCATATTCCGAGAACCTCACAAAGGGCGTTTCGGGCGTTTTTAGCCCTTCGGCCTACGGAGATAGGTATTTGGATATGCAGATCCAATTCGAGGCTAACGCGGCCCGTTTTGCGGCTTACAAGGCCTTCCACGCAACACAGCAGCTACAGCGTCAGCTTGCCGACAGCGACGGCGTGGCGCGTAGCCCTGAAGAGTTCGACCGCATGGCCCGCGCCGTGCTCAACACCTTCAACCGATATCAGGCCGCCGAGTACAACACCGCCGTGGCCCGCGCCCGCACCGCCAAGCAGTGGGCCGACTTCAGCCAGGGCGACAACATGTTTCTGTTCCCCAACATCCGATGGCTGCCCAGCCGCAGCGCGAACCCAAGAGAACAGCACATGCCGTTCTACAATCGCGTATGGGCCAAGAACGACCCCTTCTGGAACTCCAACCAGCCCGGCAACCTGTGGAACTGCAAATGCGACTGGGAGGAAACCGATGACCCCGTCACCGGCGACAATCCCGAAGGCATCCGTCCCGCCCGTGGACTCGAAGGCAACCCAGCCGAAACCGGCCAGATCTTCACCGACGAATGCACCTATGTAAAGAAGGCAGGAAGAGACGTGGAGCACTTCGTTTTGAAAACGATGTGGAAAGAGAACTTCAATTGGGCATTGGAGCATGTCAGAGGAAATCCCGTCAGGAATCCCGGTATCGAAGAGGAAATCAACATCTCAAGACGAGGCATCAAGGAGTTCCTGAATCAAAACCATGACGATTATCTTGCAAAAAACGAGATGATTCGACACATTTCTGACATATTAAGCAAGGCCGAGTATATGGGGGAAACTATGTACAACGGTAGGGTTTCCAAGATATTCAGAACCCAGTTGTGCGGCAAGGACAACTATATCATCGTGAACTATAACGACGAAGGAGAACTCAACCTGTACAGCATCACGACAAGCCCGAAAGTTCTGGTGGATATAAAGAAATAAGCCATCCAAACTGCCTCGTGGAACTACAATCCTCGCTCTCGTTTGAATGACTTACGACTGCAAAAATACAAAACTTTTGAATAATACAACAAAAAACTGAAAAAAATGACACCTGACCAGTTCCAGCAGCGCATCCACGAAATGAGGGAGCAGTTCGGCGACCTCTTCGACCGCTACGGCCTCACCATCATCGGCAATGTGGCCGTTTCCTGGTTCAAGAAGAACTTCCAGAACCAGGCATGGGGCCGCGTCAAGTGGAAAGAGGTGCAGCGGCGCACTCCTGGCACCAAGGCCAACCGCTATGCCGTCAAGCACCACCACCATCGTCAGGCGGTTGTGGTAGGTCGTGGCACCCTTGTCCGGCTTGTGCTGGTAAAGAAGTTCCACATCCCAACCGTCCATCGTCCAGAAGAGCAGCGGGCGGGTAGGTGCGCTACGCCTCACCTGCATCTCGCGTCCGGCGCGGTATTTCTCCGCTCCGTGGCGGCGGGCAAAGATGAGGTCGTCGCATTTGTCGCGCCACACCGCCACCGCCGAGGCCGTGATTTTCTTCCAGTCCATCTGCTGGGCCACCATATTATAGAGCCGGGCCACCTGCTCGTTGTCGAGGTTGCGCGGGTCGCTCATGAAGGTGACGAGCATCGCCTTCTGGTTCTCGTCGGCCACCTTCGCAGCATTCTTCGAGCCGGTTTGGTAGGATTTGTGGACGAGGCTGCCGAAGCCCTCGGCGAGATAACGCTGGTATTTGCGCTCCAGGCTGCGGGCGTTGGCGGGCAGCGTGTGGGGCCACTTTGTCAGGTCGAGTTCCTGCACCGCCTGGCTGATCTCGTCCCAGAAGCGCGTGGCGCGGTTGCCCAGGGCCTTGCGTTTCGAGTTGCGGCCCTCAATCAGTCGCTTAATGCCGTCGAGCACGATGGCGTTGGTGTAGTATTCCCTTCGTTTGTCGGCGGGCAGGTGACGGTCGTCGTCAATCATGTAGTCCTCGAAGAAGGTGGTGGCCGTGGCCGAGTGCTCAATCAGGCCCTCCAGCACATTCTGCCTGGCTTGCTTGCGCGGGTCGCCCACACGCTCCACGATGGCCTTCTTATAGCGGTCGGGCATCGAGTCGTAGGCCACCAGCGCAGGAGTGTTGCGGCAGGCACGGCGCACCACTTGGATGTCCTTGGTATGATGGACAAGGTTGTCATATTCCATTTTGGTCATCACACCTTGCTCGATCATCCATCCGGCTTCCACGGTCAGTATGTTGTTGAAGTATTCCATGTTTTCGCTACCTTTGCGGCCTGTTATGAGTTATAGTTTTAATCCCTTTGAATCCGAAGAGGGTGCTTTGAGAAAGATCATCCGTTCAATGAAATGCCCCGTGCATCGGAAAGCGGTCGGTTTCACCCTCAATCACGACCGTCACGACAATCTTGTTTCCGTTCAACTTCATTCTTGCTGTTGTCAGCAGTTTGCGCAGACGGTAGCCGATGCGGTCTTTGAGCGAAGCGCAGTCGTTGTAGAGTTCAAAGATGAGGACGGTCTGGTATCCGTCCTCCGTGGTTGACACATACTGCTTGTTCATTCTGGGATTTCCATAACTCGACATCTCACGGAGGATCCTTTCCTTCGTAATGTCGCCCTTCGTGCTCATCAGCACCGCAACCAGTCTTTTGTCCTTTGCTTTCATATCTCCTTTATTAGTTGGTTAGTTTTGCGCGCGGCCAGGGATTCGAACCCCGTCAGGTCTGCCGGTAGGAGTCGGCATTCCCTCGCCCATGCACCGCACTGCCACCGACGCTTTTTATTCCAGGTCAGGCTCGTTTTCGTCAACAATCCATAAAGCCACGGCCATCACGGTGCAGATGACCGCCGTTCCGATGTGCCACCATGCGCCCTTGGCGATTGCGCCGTAGATGCACAGTGCGGCCAGCACCGCGAAGATGCAGGCCTCGATTCTGTCGATAGTGTAAGTCAGGTTGTGTCTCATTTTCTTCTCTCCTTATTTATTTAGTGGTGATTAGATTTCGATCTCGATTGCGCCGTAGTTGCGGATGGCCATCGTGCGGATCTTCCTTGCCGTGTCCGTGTCGATCTTTCCACGGATGGCATCGCTAACCGTGTGCTCGCTCACTCCGAGCAGTCTCGCTATCGCTTTGCCGGTGCCTTTTTTCGTGTGAAGTTGCTTTGTCATTTCTTTTTGCTATTTTTGTCGCGTGCTTCAA